TCCATACAATCCCTTGGTTGTGCCAGCACCTTCGTTGTATAAGCTGCCAACTACTGCATACATATTTGATGCTGCATTGCTTGCCGAACTTGATTTTATGTAATATGCAAGGCCAGCAACTTCACCGCCGCTTCCTATGGTGAATGTATTTGGGTTGCCGCCATTACGAATGCCAATATAGTTATATTGTTTTGACGCTGGAATGGTGGTTACATTCCCTTCGTTGTCAAAGCCAGTATCACGATATAACGTATTTCCTGCTTCGGTAAAAGTAGGCGTTGATGACGCCAAATATGACGTCATTGGATGGGTTACTTTAGTCAAAGGCATTATTTTGTTCCTTTCAACGCTTCAATTTCCGTTTTTGCTTCATCCAACTGTGTTTTTAATTGCTGCATTGCTTTCAACATGACAGGTATAAGTTTGCTGTATTGAATGCCGCGCAAATGTTGTTCGCCATCAATCTCATCATAAAAACACAAATCAGGGCGCACTTGCTCAACATCTTCAGCAATCATTCCGTATTGAATGTCGCCATCAATTTCATCGGTGTATTCGCCATCATCATCACGTTTACGATAATTAAAAGTAACAGGATTCAACGCATACAACCAATCAATATCTTGCAAGTTTTCAATGTTAGTTTTGCTTTCGCGAGTTGATGAAACATAACCAACCACACCAGCGTTATCTACAAACACATCGCGATTTGTTGCGCCAACAATCGTGTTGTAAATTCCTAAACAAGTAAATCCACCCGCAGTGGTAAAAGTTGCTCGACTGGTATTATTTGTTCTTATTTCTAGCGCATGATTACTATAAGTGCCAACAACGCCATTACCCGAACCCGTGTTACCAATAAGAACAAATGGATTTGTGGCGGCTCTATCTCCAAAACCACCAAAACCATTAACATTAAATCTTTCAGACGCAGCAGACTGTGAAGTATTCCCAATGTAAGCATTTCCGTTTACGGACAAGTTTGTTGCGCCAGGGTCGGTGGTGGTTCCCAATGCAAATCCACCGGTTGACGTAAACCTACCAATTTCAGACCATGTGGCAGAATTTTGACGGGTTCCAATTACAAGTTGAACGCCGCTGCTGTCAATTGACGAAATTTTCCATCCATATCCGCTACCAAACGCGGATGTTTTGTATTCAAGGCCGCCTGTACTTTGCAAAGAAACTGGGGATTCATTTAATTGAATTCCACCAGGATAAGTTGCTACTGAACCGCTAAGACCCCCGCCAACTTGCAATGCCGCACCAGGCGCATTTGTTCTAATTCCCAAAAACGTGTTTGTGTTATCCCAAAATAAATTAGCGTTGTTTTGAGAATAAACACCTGAAGCGCCAGCATAAATTAACGATCCAGCCGTAAATGCCGTGCCTGTGCCTGTGCCGCCACGCGATACGGCCAACGTTCCAGTCCAACCTAAAGTCAATGATGCGGCATTCAGCAATGCTGTGCTGGCGCTGCCGCCTAGAGTCAACGTCACGTTGGTGTCATCAGTTTTTGTAAGGGCTGCTGGCGCATTCCATTGTGGCGCTGTACCGGACGATCCAAGCCAACGACCGGATGCACCAATAGCTAATTTGGTCAGCGCTGTACCGGTTGCGTAATACACCAAATCGCCAGCGGTGTATGAAGTTAGACCCGTACCGCCAGCCGTTGTCGGAACAGTTTTCCAGCCAATTACTTGAATGGCATTTGCATTGTCTTTATAAAATAATTTTCCGTCAGTAATATTGATGGCAAGTTCTGACCCCAACGTACTATTGGTCAAATTGCTTGCAGACGGCGCTTGGCTTACCGTGCTGCTGCTATAAATAAGTATTGGGGTGTAACCAGTTTGTGCCATGTTTAATCCCCAGCAAATTCATCTTTGGGTTTTGTTTGACCAGTTGGCATATCATGTTCATCAACTTTTTCGTCAAACTGTTTTTGTATCTGCATATTAATTTGTTGAATTAATGGCGCGGCAATACGAAAAGGCAATTCAATCAATGCTTGGTTTAAGACATTTAATTGATCTTGGGAAAATTCAAGGCTAAATTTTTTCATAAGGCGTAATATGGAATTTTAACCAATGTATTGTTAATTTTTACTTGAAAAAATCCTACTTGTGCGCCAGCGCCGCCCGTTACGGTTGCATTTGAAAAATTAACTATGCCGGTGTTGTTTTCAATTCTAAATTGCACAACACCTGACAATCTATCTTGAAAATTGATACCGCCGTTAGCAAAATCCATTCGCATATTTGTGTTTGCAAATGTTGCTCCAGTATTAACAATTTCCGCGCAAAGTTGATTGCTATTGTTAAACCATTGCATTGCGTGGCCGGTAGCAAACGCAATCGCGGTTCCAATGTTTGCGCCACCAGTTCCGTCAGCGCCATTAATTGCGGCGTTATGGAACAAAATGCCTTTGTCAAATTTGGCGGTTTTGGTTCCGATTTGCGAATCATTTTGAATAATTGCCAATCCAACTGACGCAACGCCAGGCGCACCACCAGCGCTGGGTTCAGTTGTTTCGCCGCCAGTACACAACCAAATACCTGAAGTCAATCCAGCGCCAAATGGCGATGCTGGCGTGATTGAAACCGTGCTGCCAAAGTTGGCAACGTCAATTTCCATTCCGTGTGTCGGGCCATTGATTCCGCTTGCACGAAGTACGGTTGAATACAAACCCCAAACGCCGCTTGATGTTGCGGCCAAATTGTTTGCGCCAAATGCAGCAATTGCAATATCCGCCTCGGTGGCGCTTCCAGTACCACCAGCGGATTGAACCGAACCATGAATGGCAATTTCACCATAATTTTTTTGTGTTGAATTTTGTTCAAGATAGCCAAAAATTCCGTTGTAAAACGACGGATTGCTTTCAATGCTTCTGTAATCGCCCCTAGACACAATTTTATTTGTTACATACGACAATGTGCCTGATCCAGTAAATGACGCACCCTTGTCAATAACCCAGGTCACGTTTCCAGTAGGGGTTGGGCTTGAATTTAGCAAATATGTTCCAGCCGGAACATTTACTTCAATGACAGAATCCGCACTACCGGCAGCGGTAAAAGCAGCAGCATCATTAACAACACCATCGCCAACCGCGCCAAAATCTTTAACGCTTACTATTTGTTCCAATTTGTCGCAAACGGTAGTAACGACAGAATTGGCAAATTGTGGATCGTATGAAACTTGGCAAGCATCAATACCGCCGCTGCTATTTAATTGCGAAGTCGTAAATTTGACCGATGCGCCAATGTGCAAACCCGACACAAATGTTACCGTGTCGCTGTCGGTTTCCACGTAAGCATACTGTGCGCCTGGGCCATACTGATTAACGCCATCCACAAACACGGACAAGTTATTGGTGTTTGGTTGGTATTGAATGGTGGTCAAATTAAAAACAGTCTGCCCAGCGGTGGCCGTTTGAATTTCTTGTCGATTAGTAAACGCAACAAAATTGCTGTTGATACCCGACAAATTGTCGTAAGTGCCGATCAAGTTATTGGCGGCATCCTCAACCACAAACTTGTATTGAATGCCATCGGTCAGCCATATTTCGCCGCTAGGCACTCGACCTGCGCCATCCAACACAATGGGGTTTGTGTGGGCGATATTGCCTAAACTGCTAGTATATGTTGCCGTGGGCGTAGTTGTGCCAGCCGAATAGGTGTAAATCTTGCCACCGGCCAGCGGGTTACCGTTGTTGTCGAATAGTTGTCCGGCAACGCCGAAAACAGGTGAAAGATTGACTGCCATAGTTATTCCTCAAATTTAGGGGTAAACACCTGGGGCATCCAAGGCAATGGTATTTCTTGCTGCGCGGCCAGGTTTTTCAATTGTTCGGCCAAGCGCTTTTCAATTGCGTTTTCGGATTCGGCGTTAATCCACTCGACCATCATTTCTTCGGTCACGTCCTCAAACGGGACAACCAGCTTGGCGTTCTTAAAAAACCAATAGCCTTCGGTATCCACCGCCAGGTCTTTTTCGGTCACGCGGGCTTCGTATCTCGCCTGGGTAATCAGGCCGTCCGTCGCTTTAATGCCCAAAATTTTCCAAGTAATCTTCAAAATGCACCCCCGCCAATACCGCCTGTCACCGTCATGGCGCCACTTGACGGGTTGAATTTAAGTTTAGTGCTAGTCACCTTGGCGGGCAAGTTTCCGGTCGAATTTGTCACCCAAACAGGAAAATAATCTGCGTTCGTAGACGTGTCGTCAGTAATCCCAATGTTGGCTGCGTTTGTTGCGTTTGTCGCGCTTCCTGCGCTGCCGTCAATCGACACGCCGGTCAGACTTTGGCTGGCGCTGGCGCGGTTCAGCGCAATCGACGTGGTGCCGACAAACAGGCTGGAATTACCCAAAACCCCCGACGGAATCGTGCCAGACAATTGCCCCGCCGGTAAGCTAGTCAGGTTGGCACCCGATCCGCTAAACCCTGTGGCCGTCAAAATGCCGGTCGATGGGTTGTACTGGTATTTTGTGGACGACGAAAAAAGTGTTGTTAAGTTGCCGCTGGTTTGGTTCGCAAATAGCGGGTAGAACGTCGAATTTGTGGTCGTGTCATCAGTGACCGTCGCGTAAGCCACTGGCGTGACCCAGGTCGGGGCGCTTGTCCCGTTGCTTTGCAACACCTTTCCTGCGTCACCTGCGCCAGACGCCAGAAACGTCGTTGCACCGGTTCCGGTTTGATAGGGGATACTTGCAGCCGCACCACCCGCCAAATTCGTTGCTGTGGCCGCGCTGGTGGCGTTGGTGGCATTTCCCACCGTGATGCTGGCTGGGTCAGTCCAGCCTGGGGCGCTGGCGCCCGCGGTCAGGATGAACGTGGATGTTCCAAGTCCCAGGAACGTAGTAGCGCCGGAACCCGTTTGATACGGGACACTTCCCGCGGCCCCGCCAGCCAGGTTTGTTGCGGTTCCCGCTGTGGTGGCGCTTCCCGCTGATCCCGCTGTGGCCGCGTAGCTGACAGACAAGCTGCTGGCTGCAACGTTTTCCCAGCGTTGGGCCGTGCTGTTGTATTGGATGACGTCCAGGTTGTTAAGGGTTCCAAATTGGACGTTGCCATCCGTACCACCCAACACCGACCCATAAGTAACCCGCACAAACAGAATGCCGTTGTTTGTTCCAACTTTGACCACCGCAGCCATTAAAACGATGGCGTTTGGAATTGCTGGCTTAATCTTTGTTAGGCCGCCGGTTACCGCTGGGTTGTAATACAGTTCATCGCCTTGTACCCAATTTTCAGCGCCGCCGGTGGTGTTGATTTGTTTAACCTCACCAAACGACACGACAAAAATCCATTCGTTGTTATTGCCGGATTCTGCCGCCACGCCCAAAACATATTGCGCTTGATCTTTGGTCAGCCCAGTTGCGGCTTTACCAACCAAACCGCCCGATGATCCTAGCGTACCGGCAAATGACACAACTTGCCCTTTGGTAATCGCACCCTGACACTTAATCCGATAGAACTGTTCTTCACCAATTTTCTGAACTACGTTACCGTTCATTTGGAACGCTAACGTTTGAAACTGGTCGTTGCTATCGTAGTAAATGCGCCCTGTCGCGTCGGTTGGCAGCGGGTTTTGCGTGGTGTTGAACTGAATGTACGTCGGCGTGGCAATCGACCCCGTGATGGCCGACATACTGGTGATGTCGTTATTGGCGCCCAAAACCGCAGCCGACAAGTTTGCCCTGGCTCCCGCGGCGTCCGATGCACCCGTGCCGCCATGCAACACGGCCACGTCGGTTGCAGCCCAAGTTCCCGTGGCAATTGTGCCAAGGGTAGTGATGCTGGTTTGCCCTGGGTAAGTGTCCGAAATCTTCAGGCCGCTGGCGCTGGCGTCCAGTGTCGTGCCGTTCAACTTGACCGAAAACGCGTTCGATATAAGTTGCAGCCCGTTGCCAGCCGTGTACGTCCCCGCGCCAGAAAACTGCGTCCAAGGCATATTGGTGACACCAATCGTGCCGGTCGATCCCGCGGTGGTCACCCAACCGGTGGCCGATAGCGTCGCGCCGTCCTCGATAAACGTGAACGCGCCAGGCACTTCGGCCCAGTTATTCATGTCAGCGGTGCGCGTCCAGCCGCTTGATGCCGCCGCATAAATGCCGTTTTGCGCTTGATTGGTTTGGTTTTTGACCAGGATGCGGTCGCCCGCCGTCAGGGTCGATGGCCAGTCACCACCAGCTTGCGTTCCAAGTCCCGACAGCGTAATGATGCCGGTCGTGGTGTAAAGGCAGGACGCTTTAATGTCCAGCCCTTGCGCCACCGAATCTACATACGCTTTATTGGCCACATCGGCGTCAGCCGTGGGCGTAGCCGCAACTTGCGCGGTCGTGAAATACGCCGCTGCCGGTACATTTCCACCAATAACCGACGAATCAATCGTCGAATTGGTAATGGTCAAACCCGATTGAATTGGGCTGATTGGCGCAAAAAACGGTGTGCCAGCAGGGCCAACAAAATACTGAATAGCAAACGTCGGTTCAGGATCAAAAACCCCCTGAACCGGTACGATGTTTGTCGTTTGCTTGCTGGCGACCTGGTTGGTCATGGTTTACCCCGCGGACAACGGTGTTATAAAGCATTCGCCGTTTGCGGCTGTTCCAATAATGGAAATGAAAAACGAATTGCGCGGCGCCGGAACCACAATCGGGTAATTCATGCTAGGCGGCAAAATAATGCCTGGTGTTGAATTGGTGCTTGTTGGTACGGCGGGCGTTGCGGTCGTCCCTGAAGTCGTCCCCAAACTGACTACAACCGACGCTGTGCCGGTATTAATCAAACTAACGTAATTGTTTTCAACGTTGGTGTTGGGCTTGATCTCAAGGGGCGTTGATGCCGACGACGGAACCGTGATTCGGTAGGTCGGCCCGTTGGGTCTGAAATTAGGCAGCATAAGTTCCCCTTTCTTTCGAAATTATAGGCTTTCAATGCGAAAAAGCCACCCCTTTGGGGGGCGGCTTTCCCAGTTCATTATTCCATTCCCGTTTAGGAAAGGAATGTCAGGTCGTAACCGTAAATGAACACGTCGGCGGTAGCCGCGGCGCCCTGAACAGTGGTGCAACGAATGTAGAGTTGATCCACAGTAAATGCGTCAGTGTCGGTTGCAGCAGTAACAACCACCTTGTCGCTGGCTGAATTGCCGGTCAACGCATAAGCGGTTTTGATTGCCGTACCAGTTGCACCTGGGCCAGTGTAAACGGCCAGTTGTGCGGTGGTCAGGTCAACGCTTGCGTTCGCAACAATAATGCTTTGAACGCTAATGTTGCCAATACGATTAATGATATTAGCGACCGTATCAGCAACGGCGTTGAGATTTACACCTTGGGCGCTGGCCAACAGGCGTAATGCCTGATTGGTGGCCAGGTTCGATGGGTGCGCGGTTTGGGTTGATGCTGGGCCTGGATTGCTCATGTCAGTTTCCTTTTAATGTTGATGGTTAGGCCGCAACACGGCAAGCGAGTTCCTGATACAGCGGCGCCCAACCGTACAGTACGTCCAGACGGGTCGGGATACTGTCGTTGTTGATCGTGTATTGACGAACAACACGAATCGACAGGCCCAGTTCCTTGTCAGACGCACGGCCAGCAAAATGCACACCGTCAGGCAGTTCCAAGTCAGCGGTTGCCAGCGTGAATGCGTTACGGTGCATCACGATGTTCTGTGCGCTGACAGTGCCGGTTGCCGACGTGCCGATGCTGAACGGGGTGACCGTTGCAGTTGCGGAAGTGGTCGGGATGGTGACGTTTTGGAACTGACCGCCAGTGATGATGGCCGGAACAACAGTCACTTGCATTGTGGACGAACCGGAACCGGTAACAGTGGATTGAACCACGAAGTTACGGGCCTTGTTCGAACCATACGCTTGACGGCTCTGTGGGTTGACTGCAAACACGTTTGCAATCTGAATCACGTCGCCTTGGCGCAGTGTCAGACCAGCGCTGTGGGTCAGGGTGATTGTCGATGACGATGCCCAGCCGGTCGAAATACCGATGCTTTGGGTGTTAGCGGTCAGAGTACCAGCAGTCGTAGTCCATGCACCGAACTGTTGCGAAATAACGTTCTGATCCATTTTCCAGTTCATGCCGCCTGAATCACGACCCATCAGACCCTTTTGATACTGGGAACTAACAGCCGATTGTGGGTTGAACAGACCTTTCAGGCTGTCAACGATGGTTGCGCTGGTGAACGGCTCGATGATGCAAGAACGACGGCCATCGCGTGGTGCGCCTTCCGAATCCAGATAAGCCTGGGCGGTCAGATAAGTAATCAGACCAGTCGGGGGAACGCCAGCAGTACCAACAATGTTGGCGGTGTTGTTTTTCGCCATTGTCAGACCGTCAAAGTCGATCTTGTTGGCGATAGCAGCGATAGCGGGCTTCA